CCGCCCCGGCTCCGGCCACCGAAACGGCTCTTGCTCAAGTTGCCAAGCCGGCAACACCGAAACCGGCAGCTGAAGCTCCGATCCCGCTCGCTGAACCCAGCGGCACCACGGTCGGCCGCAACACGGTACAGGCCACCACGGTCAAACCACGCGCTACCCCGGCTCCTGGCCAGAAGGCCCAGTCCCGCAAGTCCGTCACCGAGGCCCTCAAGGCCTACGGAACCAAGGTCGTCGAGGACACCCGTGCACTCCTTGCCAAGGACCGCAAGGGCCAGGTCACCGACTCCGACGTTCTTGAGTACCTGCAGGGCCTGCTTCCCACCAAGGAATCCAAGGCAAACCCTCAGTAGGGGCTGGGTCCAACAGCCCAGCCCCCGTACCTAAGGAAGCCTCCCAGATACCTTTGACCATCCCGCTTCCGCAAGGTTTCAAAGCGGTTCGCATGATGGGTACGCCGGAAGCCCGTGCCGAAGGAATGCTGGCTTACGGTGTCGTCAATCCAGAGACCGGAAAAATGGGGGGGCAGATTGTTTTTGTGTGGAACCCAGCCAACAGGATGTACCAGCCTTCTTGGCCAGGGGTGAACCTGTACCATTACGAACAGAACAAAGGTCTTTACCCGGCATTCTTGAAGGAGGTCTCCAAGTATGTCGACATCGGATCCTCGGGGACATCCAAGGAAGCAGGGTCCATGCCGAACGCACTCAAGGTCTGGCGCAAGCTCGGTGCTGTTGAAGAGCAGGTGGTAGAGAATGAGTCCCTGAGTGGTCCACGAGCCTTTGTGCTGCGGAGGAAGAAGTGAGCAAGAAGCGCAAGGGCATGTCCTTCAGCCTCGGCGGCGGACTCCGGTGGGTCCATGAGTCTCGGTTCTGTGACGAGCTCCAGATGACTCCGAAGGGGTTCCGTCGCCTGTGCCGGCAGCTGGGCGTACCCATGCTGCACATCCACGAGGACTGGCTCGTGAACCTCCACATGTTCCGGATCGGCATGTGGGCCGCTTGCCGCTTCGGCCAACCGGACTTCCTCGTGCCGGGCTGCGAGCAGATCTCGAAGGGCCGAAAGCCCGCCCGTCACCAGGCAACTTCCGTGACCCGCGAGTACATCGAGAAGAATCTCCCGATGCTTATCGAGGAGATCAACAAGGCCCGCGTCATGGACGGCATCGAACTCGAGCAGCGCACCATCGACGAGTCCCGTGACGCCGCCCGCCGTATGCTCAACCTCCTCAACCCCAGGACCTGACATGCCGTTCAAGTCGAAGGCCCAGCAGGGCTACATGTTCTCGAAGATGCCGAAGACCGCCAAGAAGTGGGCGAAGGAAACGCCCAACATGAAGTCCCTCCCGAAGAAGGCCCCCAAGAAGCGGAGCAAGTGATGGCTGCAAAGAAGAAGCGGTTCGACTTCAAGGCGGTCCACAAGAACCCAAAGGGCGGGCTCAGCGAGGCCGGCCGGTCGGCCTACAACAAGGCGACCGGCGGCAACCTCAAGGCGCCGCAGCCCGAGGGCGGCCCCCGGCGCAACAGCTTCTGCGCCCGAATGCGCGGCATGAAGAAGAAGCTCACGAGCTCCAAGACCGCGAACGATCCGAACTCCCGCATCAACAAGAGCCTTCGGGCCTGGAACTGCTGACATGCTACCCCCACTGAATGCGAAGCCGAAGAAGCCTTCCAAGTACGCGCCCAAGAAGTGCCCTGAGTGCGGCGAGAAGCTGGACGAGGAGGGCGAGTGCGAGGAGTGCGGCTACGGTTGCGAGGAGTGCGAGGCCGAGAAGGAAGCCGCGAAGCAGATGGAGATCAAGTTGTCGATCTTGCTTCCCGGCGGAGACTAGTTACAATCTGATCAACATGTTCCGCCTGTTGCGGAACCAACCAGGAGAGTGTCATGAAGAACAAGATGATGATGAAGGCCGCAGCCAAGGGCAAGCCGTCCAAGGGCGCCGCCAAGAAGAACCCGTTCGCCGCCATGCGCGCCAAGGCGAAGCCCGCCCCCAAGAAGTGAGGGTGACCCATGGCCGAACCGGATGATCTGAATCAGCTATCGCTTGATCGTCCGGTTCGGCCGGGGGAGATGTTCCTCCCCAAGGAGGGTTTCAAGTACCCCAATCCGCAGCTCCTCCGCAGGCAGGCGCGCACGAAGGCAACCACCTTGCTGCCGGAGCTGGAACAGAACTTCCAGTATGCCCTAGATGTGACGCCGATGTCCAGGTCCGGTTTCGGACAGGGCACTCGGATCAAGCTTGATCCGGACCTTCCGATCCTGGAATCGCGGATCGTCCCGTGGTTCGGGCGCGTCGACAGCCCCGAGTACATGGACGAGTTGCGCCGCACTCAGGACAGCCTGGAGAAGGCTCGCGCGGCCATGCCAGCTCTCAAGCAGCGCCATGCCCGAGAGTTCGAGCGGCAGGTCTCGACCCTGGGTCACGCCCTGCGCCAGTTCGGAACCCAAGGACTTGGCACGACCATTCGGATGGGCCTGGCAAATCCAAACGTCGCCACCTCAGAGCTCAATGTCCGTGATGCCCACATGATCATGGCTTACCTGATGGGCCGCAATCTGCCGCCGGAATCCGCGTCCATGGACCTCACCCGCCAGGTAGCTGACCGTTCCGTCGGTCGCCACGCTGCGCGCCTGGGTCTTCAGGTGGCCCGTCCAGACCCAGCGTACGTGATGGGTGCACCACTATCCGAGCACGTCCGTGGACTTGAGCTTGGCTTTGGAACCAAGGGCCAGGGTCACTTGCTCGCCGGCCTCGGCCTCAAGAGCGACACCGACATCTTCGGGGTCCAGTTCGAGGAGCAGTTCATCAACAAGGGTCAGCCTCTCAACCCGTTCAGCCGCAAGCTGGTCGAGGGGGTGATGGCTGACCGCGAGCGTGTCGCCCAATCAGAGTTGCAACTGGCCAAGGCCACGTCTTCCAAGGCTAAGTTCCGCGAAGCATCAGTGGCTTATCGCAACGCGCTTGAAAGCTTCCTCGACGATGTCTTCAATCAGGATCCTCCGAGCCAGACTCCTGGGCTCAAGATGCCCAAGATCAATGTGCCCAAGGACGTGATCCAGGAGTCCGTGAACAACTCCTTCAAGAAGACGTTCCGCCAGGGTATGGAGCCGTTCGGAACTCGGCATCTGGACGCAGTTCGCAAGGACATTCGCGAAACGGCTCTCAGTGCGATCAAAGACGGACATCCTCGGGCGGAGTACGTTCGCCTGCGCTTCCAAGACATGAAGCGAGGCGTTGACGAATACTTGATCCAGTGGGTCCGGAGCCAGAAGACCTTCCAAGCCCCGAGACGGGCATCGAAGGCGACGCTTGCTGCGGAGGGCGGAGTCAAGAGCGTGGTCAATCCTGTGACCAAGACCATGAGCGAGGGAGTGCCCGCGCGCGCGACGAACCTCAAGCGGCTGGAGCAGGGAACCGCTCAAGTGTTGAAGCAGCTGGGACGCACTGCGCCAAATATTCCGATGTTCCTGGTAACAGCACTGGCCGCCGGCCTTGCAGTCACCGGGTTCACGAGAGAGGATTCAGATGTCTAAGCCCAAGGAACAGATCGAGAACGGCGAGGACGTGATCCGTTCGATGTTCTCGATCGACGGGGCGGCTGCGGCCATCAGGCGATCGGGATTCGACATCGAGGAGGAGTTCGCGATGTACATCGACATCGCCCGCAACTCGCTCGAGGACAACACGAGACTTGCCGCCCTGCAAAGATTGCATAGGCGTACACGAGAAATTGCGGAAGTGAACGGCATGATCTCGACCGGATCGGTTAGAATGGTATCCCATGAAGAAGACGGAACCCTCATCGAGCAGACCCGCTCAGAATCCCGGCTCCTCTCCCAGGTCCGAGGATTCAACCTCCCCGGCAATTCGGGGATCGCGAAACGGGTCCTTCCACCCGCAGACCCTGGATCATCTGGAGCAGCGCCTGCAGCAGATGCGTAACGAGGACTTCGCTTCGTGGGGGGCGATTCCGCTGGAGGACATCGGCATCATCGAGCTTGACCGCGTGGTTGGACGGGCGTCCGACTTCGGACGCGAGATCCGCAATGAACTCTGCGTCTCCGACGGGTCCCGGCTCAAGGAGAAGTGGCGCGAGGTGGCTTCCCGCCTCTGGGTCCATTCCCCCGCCGCCGTCAATCCCACCAACCTGTTTGCGGCGCTCTGCTTCCTGGCGTCATCGCAGCTCTACGCAGAGGGGGCCATCCGTGCCTCGGGCCCCCAGTAGGACCCTGAGGGTCGACGAGCAAACCCATCGGGATCTGCGGTCGCTCTGCGCCAAGTACAGCGATTCCACCGGTCGTTACCACAGTCTCGCCGACATGGTCCGCATCGGGCTGACACTATCAACCATTGATCTCGAGAGGAGGGAACATGCCCGTGGGAGACATCGAACACCGCCTGGAAGTGATGAGGGAGTACTACCCGTCTGACGACCATTCGACCATCGACGAGGCCATCGAGACGATCAAGCGTCTCCGCCAGATGATCCGAAAGGTCTCGTACGTTCCCGCCATCAAGGAAGAGATCGAGAACATCAACCCGGCCGCGATGTTCATCGACGGCATGGACGACGCCATCATCGGCTACGCGATTCAGTGGGGGTCTCCCGCCCTGGTCGTGTACGACGCCGAGCGCATCATCGAGATCCTGTCGAAGGACATGGGCTACGAGGACGCCTCCGAGTTCTTCAGCTTCAACATCGAGTGCGCCTACGTCGGCCCCGGGACTCCGCTGATCCTGTACCGGCCGGAGCCCGAGTGATGGAGATCAAGCGGATCCAGAGCCGGGAGCAAGGCAACGACAACTACCCGCTACCGCCGGACTACGACACCCTCACCAAGGATGGTCAGCGTCTGGCTCGGGTCAACGCTTGCCGCCAGTGGCTTCTTCACGAGGACGATCTCGAGGTCCGTGGCAACAACCTCGTGGCTTCCGTGTGGTGGTTCGACCGCTACTACCTCTGGCCCGATGACGACGCCGACTTCAACCCGCTCTTCTACGACGACACGCCCCTGGAGACCCCGGACTTCCACTGGGTGCTGCTGCGGCAGTGGGCCTCGTACCGCTTGACGGCGGCTGTCGCCCCCCGTGGTTCCGCGAAATCCTACTTGAACTGCAAGGACATGCTGCTCCGCCTGATCACGCGGCCGGCCTACTCCTTCGTGTACGCGACCTCCACGCACCCGAACGCGCGCGAGGTCGGTGAGCGCATCAAGCGCCAGCTGATCCACAACCAGCGGATCCACGACGACTTCTCACCCGAGTTCGATGGGCGCATCGTCCCCCGTCGCGGCGAAGGCTCCTTCAGCACCGAGCACATGATCCTCAACAACGGGTCCTGGCTCCGGCTCCTGAGCGCGTCGTCGAAGCAGCGTGGTGGCCGTCCCCGTCGCTACCGGCTGGACGACCCCGAGTACGACCCCAAGTCCTCGACTCCGATGTCGGTGCTCCGCGCCTACATGGACGAGCTCCTCTTCAAGATCGTGATCCCGATGGTCACGCGCCCTGACACCGGTGTGGACTGGGTCGGCACGTTCGTGTCGAAGCGCCACTACCTGTGGCATGCGATGCAGACCGAAGATACCCCCGAGGGCCTTCTTGCCAAGGACGCCCGCTTCAACCGCTGGGCCCGCCTCGTGATCCCAGCTGCGATCGAGGACGATGGCAAGCTGATGTCGTGCTGGCCGGACATGTGGCCCACCTCCCGGCAGGAGCGTCTCGAGAAAGCCAAGACCCGCCCTCGCTTCAAGGAAGCCCTGTCGCTGGAGGAGATCCGCGAGACCATCGGTAGCTCCAACTTCGCCTCCGAGTACATGGCGTCCCCCGGCGACGGCACCGACTCGTTCTTCGGCGAACTCGACCAGCAGAAGCACGGCTGGTGGTACGAGGAGATCGACGACCATCTCGATCAGCCGCTGTCCTCCACTACGCACATCTGCTGGTACGAGCGGAACGGCGAGAACCACGAGCTTCGGAGGATGCCGATCCAGGACTTCCTTAGGTCCTACTGCCGCACCTTCATGACCTCGGACACCTCGCACACGTCCGGCAGCGACTCCGACTTCAAGGTCGTGTGCCTGATGGCCGTCACCCCGCAGAACGACCTGTTCGTCCTCGACCTCTGGGCCCGCCAGGGCCAGGAGTCTGAGCTGGTCCGGGCCACCTTCGAGATGGCTGACCGCTGGCGCTGCCCCACTGTACACCCCGAGGCCATCCGCCAGGGCGTCTCGCTCTACAACGCGCTCCAGTCCATCGTCTCCACCCGCGCCAACGACATGGCCGGCGTGGCCCACCTGCCCAAGATCGTCAAGCTGAACCCCGGCATGGCGGAGAAGCAGGACAAGATCGCCGGCCTCCAGTTCCGGTTCGAGCACGGCAAGATCAAGTTGCCCCTTTGGCGCCGGTCCCAGCTGCCGTGGCGCCACCTCTTCGACCAGGTGGAGTCGTTCAACCCCGAGGCCCAGGACGGCGGCCTTGAGAAGGACGACTGCATCGACGCCGTCGCCATGTCCCAGTTCGTCCTGCGGGGCCGTCTGGCCAAGCCCCCAGGAGCCGCAGCCGACAAGAGCCTGTTCGAGCGCCTGCGGGACGGCGACTTCTTCGACAACGGCCGGCACATCGGCGAAGGCCTCAATATCGACAGCCTGACCGCCCAGCAGATCCACGAGATCTTGGATGCACGAACCCCACACCCAACAACCACAAAGACAAACAAGATCTGAGAACACGGTCTCCCAGTCCCTGTTCGACGCGATGGCCCGCTGGTACTTCGGCGCTTCCGTCGAGAAGGAACCGCCGTTGGATCGCGGGGTGGGTCAGACCGTCACAATCTCCGATTCTTGGTTAGGGATCCTCTGCCTCTCCTACTACGGCAACGGTCCCCGGCATCCCTCCGTCCAGGTCCGCCCACTCGATTCAGTGGGGGTGGACACGCCGGCCCGTGATACCGTCGTGCAGTATGTTCCCGTCAAGGAATCCGTCCGCATGATCCCTGGTGGATATGCGGCCAAGAAGGCCCAGGTAAAACATGTCAACCGACCCGATCAAGCTGACCAAAGACCCGATGATGCTGGCTCGGATCATCGACGAGCACTGCGAACGGGAGCAGAACCGCCTGTCGTACCGCCGGGCGACGTGGCTGGTGGCCCTGTACTACATGATGGGGGCCCGTCAGTTTGATGTCTTCGATCCGGTCAGCGGCACCGTCCGCTACTCGTACCTCGACGACGAGGAGAAGATGGAGTTCCAGTCCTCGGAGCTCCTGAGCGCGGTCGACAAGATCTCCGGCCGCCTGTCTTCGCTGGACTACAGGCCGCTGGTGCAGCGCGTCGGGTCCTCGCTGAGCTCGATCCGCCAGCGGTCGATCGCGCAGATCATGCTGGACCAGGTGGTCTCGGAGCACCAGCTCCAGCGCGTGGTCCCGCAGTTCAATCACATCTTCGCGCTCCTGGGCTCCTGCGGCATCACCGGCCACATGGTCAACCACCCCACGGTAGGCATGACCGCCGACCTTGAGGTCGTGCACCCGATGGAGTTGTTCCCGTTCCCGAGCCTGACCCAGGACTACACGAAGCAGCGCGGCCTCCTGCGCCAGCGCATGGTCTCCATGGAGTACCTGAAGGACGTGTTCGGCCCGAAGGTGACCCGCAACAAGGACCGCCTGGAGTACTTCACGATCAAGCCGGGCGAGACCTTCGAGCAGCAGACCGCCAACGAGTACACCATGGGTTCCAACGTGGAGTACTCCGACAGCAAGGTCGTGGGCTCGGATCCGAAGTACGACGCGATCGAGGTCGTCAAGGTCCGCGAGCTCTGGCTCAAGGGACCCCGCGACACCGTGACCCGCTACGTCGTGACGAGCGGCGAGTACGTGATCCACGACGAGGACCTGGAGGGCCGGGAGGTCTACTGCCCGATTGGGTTCGCCAGGTTCATGGAGAACGGCACGTTCCACGGCGCCGGTGTCTTCGACCTGCTGTTCCCGCTGTGCCGCGAAGCCGAGAAGCTTCAGAAGCAGCTCTTCAAGAACGTGCACGACATCGACCGTTACGGCGTCCTCGTGCTGCCGCACGGCTCGTTCAACGCGAACACGATGCTGCGCGACGTGGGCAAGGGGCTCCGGGTGTTCCCGTGGGAACCGGATCCGATCAGCGAGGGCTTCCGTCCCTTCAACATCACGCCGTTCAACTCCGGCGACGTGCCCGGCAAGATCAGCGCATTCGCGGTCCAGCAGATCGACCGCCTCAACCCGATCCGCGATCTGATCGCGGAGAAGGGCCGCGTCGACTCCGCCACGGGCCTGCAGTTCCTGGACGAGCAGGTGAACCGCGCCATGAACACCCCCACTGCCGGTGTGCAGCAGGCGTGGGGCGATTGCTACCGGGCGGTGCTGGCCGGCACGGTGCGCGAGGTTGTGTTCAGCCCGAAGACGTTCACGGTGGACCAGCTGACCCTGGACCTCGCGGGCGTCGTGGTTGACCCCGAGACCATGGCCGTCAGCTTCGAGCAGAATCCGCTGCCGTCGCTCGGGCAGCTGTCGTTCAAGATCAAGGACATCAACCCCCGGAGCAAGGTGGCCCGCAAGCAGGAGGCCCTCCAGCTCCAGCAGCAGTTCCAGATCGACCCGGACACCTTCATGCTCTTTGCGCTGAAGGAGGGCCTGGACTTCGCGATGTGGACCGACGAGCACCAGTCGGCCTACGAGTCGGTTGTGCGGAACTGCCTGCTCCTGTACGGTGACGGCAAGAGCCCGGGGCAGGTGGTGCTGACGCCGCAGACCACGAAGCCCGAGATGCAGATCCGGGTGCTCAACTCCTTCATGGCGGGACCGACGATGGCGGTTGCATCGGCCGAGGTGCAGAACGCCTTCATCGAGTACCACAAGACGCTGATGAGCTTTATGGGCTTGGTACTTCCGAACGCCCTTCCCAATCCAGACGATATGGCTATGCTGGGGCGGCTGGATCAGCAGATGGCCCAGCTCCAGGGGATGCAGCAGCAGGCTCCTGGCCCACAGATGCAAGGGATGTAAATGGACCCCACGACGAAGATCACGCTCGAAGACGGAACCGAGGTCACGCTGGCGGATCTCATGCAGAACCGGAAGGACCTGCAGGAGGCCGTCGAGATCAACGACACCCTGCAGAAGGATCTGCAGGAGGTCGGCGTCTTGTTCCAGGCGGGCATCACCCAGGACCGCCGCGAGAACGCAATCCGCAACGTGCTCGAGAACCTGGGCTACGAAGACGAACAGATCGGCAAGTACCTGGAGGCCACCCGCCAGGCACCCACCCCGAAACCGGAACCGGAGGAAGTCGAGGAGATCGAGCTTCCCGACCTGCCGGACGAGAACGACGACATCGAAGATTCCAGTGGGGGTGAACAAGAGGACACCATGACCGCAGAACGTGAACAGATCCTTCGGCAGGAGCTCGAGGCCCAGCGGGCTGAGCTCCACAAGATGCGGGTGCGCGAGCTCCGCGAAAACCTGAACCGCCAACTGGATACCGCGTTGAAAAGCAATGCGGACTTCCAGAGGCTTATCGAGAGCGCCCGCAGTACTCGGGGCGACGAAGGCGTGAAGCAGGCAGAGCAGACGCTTCGAGCACAACTCGAGCAGCGCGCTCTGGAGCGCATGCAGGCTCGTCGTGCCACTGCGGGAACCTTCGAGGACTCATGGATGTCCGAGGAGGTCGAGAAGGCAGTAGAGCCCGTCGTGGGCACATTCCGGTCGGTAATCGGCGACATCGACAAGCTCGGTCGGTCGTCGGAAACGGTCACTGGACTCGACGCGCAGGAGATTCTGCGCTCCAAGCCAATCCCCGCTCCAGAGTACAAGGCTGGGATGTCCTTGACCGACGTTGAGTCGGATGTCAAGGCATTCGCCTCGGACACCATCAAGCGGGCCTTGGCGTCGTCTCCCGGTGAATCCGCAATCTGAAATAAAGGGCAACACACATGCCATTCGCAACAACCGGCTCGATCTTCGACCGGCAGTCCAACCGCATTCAGGAAGTCCTCAACAAGTCCCTCAAGGTGTTCCTTGCGGGCCTCGACCCGGTCTGGCGTGACAGCGTCGTCACCAGCCAGGGCGTCGGCAACTCCGGCGACATGGGACGTGACCTCAAGATCACCAAGCTCTTCATGGGCAGCCTGACCGGCGTCATCGATCCGGGTCGTCCATACGGCGAGCAGGATCTCTACGGTGACACCACGACCTCGCTCGGCCAGCTGATGCACACCCAGAACACGAACCAGGCGTACCCGAGCCCGCGCGAGGGTCCGAACGCCACCGCGTACCGGCTTGCGATTCCGATGAAGTCGCTCGTCACCAACCTGATGATCACCCTCGGTGAGAAGCAGGCTGACGCGACCCCGGCGCTCATCGATCAGGTCGTCGCCCCGAAGCTGACGGCGTTCGCCCGCAACATGGCGCACACCCTCTGCAACTACTGGTACCTGAGCCAGAACAGCTCGTACCGGCTCTGCACCACCTCGAACGCCGAAGTGATCCGAGTCGCGAGTGCGGGAAACGTGGCGACCCACTGGAAGATCCGCTTCAATCCGGCGAACTTCGAGACCCACCGGTTCACCCGTGGCCAGCGCGTGGACCTCATCGTTCCGGCGACTGGCGTCCGCTCCAATGATTCCACCGGAACCATCGGTTCTCAGACCCGCACCAGCCGTCGTCAGCTGATCGTGGAGAACGTGGATGCGCTGCAGAACCGCGTCACCCTTGTCACCCCCAACGATGTCTACACCGATTTCTTCGACAAGTCTGCTTCGCCGGCGGCGGTCGGCTCGGGCGCAGTTCCGACCAGCTGGACGGCAGAGACCGACTTTGACTCGATGGCGGTCGTGTACGCGAACACCACGATCAACGGCAGCAATGCCGGATCGAACACGTTCTCGGGCATCGCCGGCATCAACAGCTGGCTCAAGAACGGCAACGAGACCAATACGGACGGAGCCAAGCTGCTGGGCGCAGAGGCTGACTCGGTCGACTTCATCGACGTGAACGAGCGTCCGGAGTTCAAGAGCTTCAAGTACGACGTGGCCGGCGTGCTCACGGAGTACAACCTCAAGCGCTACCTCCAGCGCGTTCACTCGGCGTTCGAGCCGAACGGCAACACCATCGACACGCTCATCGCCAGCGAGGGCGTGTGGACGGCGTACGAGGCGCAGAAGATCGGTCAGTACCGCATCGACCGCACCAACCGCGCTGCCTCGATCACCAACGAGGGCCAGGCCGACGGCTTCAGCTTCAGCTTCGAGGGCAAGACCTACAAGGGTTCGACCTCGCGCTACGTCGAGGGCGGCACCCTCTACGGCATCAAGCTGGGCGGCAAGAACTGGAAGAAGTACATCCCGCCGAGCCCGGCTGGACTGTCCAAGATGAGCCAGGCGGACGCCTACGTTCCGTTCGAGTTCGTCGCGGGCGCCATCACCGGCACCAGCACCAACCAGCTGCCGATGTTCGCCATCAGCGGCTCTGACAACCTGGTGACCCAGGCCAGCCAGATGCCGGGCCGCATCCGCATGCAGCTCGTCCCCGATCAGGTCAACGGCATGAAGCTCGTTGGCATCACGGAGGATCGCGTGTACATGCCGACCTCCGGCAACATCGCCTGATCCTGAGCCAGACGGTACAATGGGGCCATCCCGTAAATGGGGTGGCCCCTATTCTTTGGAGTGAACCATGTCGATGTCGGAAGCTGAGATTTCGGCGGCTCTACTGTTCGGAACCGAGATGTCGGCCGAGCGGTTCGAGTTGGTACCCCCGTGCCCCTGGCTGTCGGCCCTGAAGCAGAAGACAGGGATGGACGACCTGTTCGTGTACCGGCACCGCAAGACCGGGAAGTTCGGTCTGGCGCAGTGGTCGATCAAGCCGAAGGTGTTCGGTCAGGGAATGGCGGTGGCCACTGAGCTCTGCATCTTCTCCGGTCCTCCAGGACAGAACCCGCCGGATCTTCCGGAGATGGAGTGGCTGCTGTGGCGCTGCAAGCCGGAGGCGGAGATGATTGACGAGATGAAGCGCAACCGGCTTAAGAAGTACAGTGACAAGCAGTCGGCGCTGCTGGATCGGAAGACCATGCTGGATGACATGGAGAAGGTGCTTCGGACCAGGGGACTGGACGAGGCCGCTGACAAACTGAGTCTTGAGGATGTACCGGACGAGGGACCCGAGCTGGACCAGATGCGCGAACTGCTGACCTGGGCCGCTTCCGGCAAGATCATCTCCACGAGCTGAACCATGCACTCATCAGGCTCCATCATCAAGACGTACTGCGAGAAGGTCCGGCATTACCTCGACGATCCGGATCTCGACGCCAAGTACGACGACAACTACCTGGTGCGGTTCTTCCTGCCGAGCGCGATGACCGACGTGATGTCGCGCGTCTCGCAGATGTCGGAAGCCCAGATCCTTTCGTCCTTCGACATCACGGTCACCCCCGGAACAACGCACTACCGGCTCCCGCCAGCGGTCGCGCAGGTCATCCGCATCGGAGTCGTGGAAGCGGTCACCGGTCTGTTCGTGGAGGACCTCCGGCCCCGAAACCAGTTCAACCTGCATGGTCCGAACTGGTCCATCCAGGGCAACGCCATCGTGTTCCAGCCGGCCATTGATTCGACCCGGACATTCACGGTGGTGTTCGTGCCGAGCGGCGACGTGATGTGCCACTACTG